CCAATGGATCATGGGCGTCAATGACAGCAGTAAACAATGTGTTTTTGAAGGGGGTATTAGGAGTGGGCGTTGGTAATGATACCGCCGATAGTATTACCGGTAATAACTGCGATGTCAGACACACTGACAACAACCATCTCGCCGCCCAGTGGTCCGAGGCCATCGACGAAGAACTGCCGGACGGTGTATCCGGTTCCCATTCCATCATTACGACGGAATGTGTAACTGGATGCAATACTCTCGGCGTCAGTAGGTACACTATCAGGACGGGTAGTCAACACTGCGACCTTGCCCAGATGATAGTCATGTGTGCTGGTCGTTTCGTTGAGGTATTTCCCAGCTACAACATGGATCGGCGGCAGACCAGGGATAGCGAAATCGACAGCCTGTTTCTGGGCGTTAGCAATCGAGGTACCTATTGCCCTAACGTCAGAATCTCCGAAGAACTGCCGCATATGATCCTTAACGTTATCGTTCCTCAGCATAGCGTGAGCCGTCTGCTGGTTCATCCACACGTCCGTGACCTGCTGCAAACTTTTCTCGATAGCGGTCTGTAAGTCGAGGATAGGATTACCGCCAGCAGCATCCCACGCAGTACCAGCAGCCGTCCGCTGAGTAGCTGCCCAGTTGGTATTGGTCCCTAGCAGCGTCCAAACCTCGGACTCACGAATCTGCATCAGTGCGTCTTTAATACGCTTTGCAGACTGCATGACCGGGCTGAAATTATCAGCCTCGGACTCTACCTGCTTCGGCACAAATGCCCCGAGATATTTATTGACGGTCTTGTATTCCGTCAAGCTGCTCGACGGGTCGACGAGCGGCGGGGGGGCCTGGTCTGAGTTCGCGACCGTGACAAGTCGAAATGCATCATTGGAGGCAAAATTACGGTATTTATCGTTGCTCTTGCTCACCAGGATCGGGGGGGATGCCTCGTCAGCCCGGAATGGGAACGGCTTGTAACCCGCAAGATAGTTCGGAATTTCAGACGGATCGTGTACATCTGCCGGTGTCAGCGCCAATGTGACACGCTGCCCGTTAAATGTGGCTTGTATCCTGCCGCCGTTAATTGGAGTTTCCTCGAATTTGATAATGTTCTGCATTGTGACTTGCCTCCCTTACGGCATTACCGGGCCACCGGTTACGATGTCCACCTCGATATATTCATCTGCGCCGCTGGCAGTTGTTCTAGCAACTCCTGCAAACGTCAAACCTGTCGTACACGTGATTACCTTGGCACCCGTACCAAACATCACACGACTGCCCTTGGTGACAGCTGCCCCACTGAGAGCTATACCAATTCCACCAACCTGCACGTCACCGTATTCGCCGTCTGCCAAGTCGTTCTGAAGAATTCCCAGATAGGCATCACTCGTTGCTGTCGATGCGATTATCTCGTCATCAATCCCAGTCGTGTTGAGTTTTACGAGAGTCCCTTTGCTCAACGTACCACCTGTGCCGTTATAGCCGGGAACATATTTTGGATCTCGTCGTCTCGGTTCGCTCATTGTGTCCTCCTATCTAGTTGTTACTAGATATATACCGGGTCCCCGGTCAATTATTTGTCAATCACGTCTTCCCGCTTTAGGAAGTTGTGAGCCACCTTACATTGGTCATCCCATGGTGTATTGCGGAAATCAGCATTCTGCGATGCCAGATACGCAATAGCACGGGCGGTCTTGTTGGCACCTGGATACATTGCCAGATTGATCGCATTTGGATTAGCAGCCGCGCCCGTGTTAGTCGGTGCCACAGTTGTCTGATTATTAACAACAGTCTGGGTCAAATTGACCTTATTTGCATCTACAGGAAATTTATCAGCAAACACCTTGGGGTCCTGCTGACGCTGGAGCAGCAACGCGTCTTTAATAGACGCGTCGAATCCGTTGGCAGCAATTACCAGGTCTACATCGGCCTCTGCCTGGTTCCTGTCGATTTCGTCGATACGTTTTTCAAGAGTCTCATGCTGGGGCTTCAACTCGGCCAGTTCCTTAGCCGCCAGTTGCAATTCGCCGACCCTTGCCACTGCGTTATCAGCATCAGAACCCAATGCTGTCAGCAGTGCATTATGTCTCTCTCCGGTAGCCCGAAGTTCAGCAGTCTTCTCGATGATTTCAGAACTTTTAGTCGAACACGCCAGTTCTTTCGAAACCTCGCGTCGAAGTTCTATTGCATCTTCTACAGCTCCCATAACCTCAGTCTCGGTCTCTTTGACTTGGAACTTGTTGGCCAGTGTCGTAAGCATTTCCATTCCTCCATTTGCACCGGCCATTGTGGCCGAATTTGTTTCAGACGTTGGTGAAGGTTGAGAAATTGCCGAACCATCTCCAACTGCCTGCTCCTCAATTGCACGTTGCGTGATTTTATTCAACGCGTCAAGTACCTCGGTCTCAGATGTCAGTGTACCTAGATTTAGTATCTGTCGAAGGGCGGAAAATATTTCGCCCATATCTATACCCAACGGGGTTGTTCCAGTCTCGATCCATTGCTGCAATTTTCCGACTTCAATCATCACCTCAGATAGTGGTGCAAGCTCTTTCAATCCGAATAAATCCTTTAGACTACCCAGAGCTTCTAACGCAGTTCCAGCCGCCTCATACCAGCGTATACGTAATGTATTTGCGCTTTTTATAGATGCTGCCAGAGGTTGCAGATCTTGAATAAACGGATGATTAGTAAGCGCTATAGATGTCATCATCGCACCGATTCTCTCGCCAGTTATAGAATCTACAGCATTGAGAATGACCGCAACAGACGACCACTTATACTGTCCTTCTTGAATGTATTTCCTTGCTGTAGGTAGAAATATCGATAGAGCCCACAATTGCGCTGTTCCATCTGGTCCGTTTTTTACTTGTACGTCACGTACCCAACCCTGCGCCGGTGCTCCCTCGGATGGAATCGTCCCGTCCGATGCATACTGCTCAGACGCATGTTCGAAATCCCAGGGCAACACATCTGCCATTCCGATACCATCAGGGCCAGCATTGTATTGTGGATTACGTCTGAAGTTTCTAACAATCTGTTCGAATGTTTCCCGAGTAAATGCAAACGGATCTTCTCCGTGTCGGTACCCCAGAAATTGACCCTCGTTGGCGACGTGCTGCCATTTGGGTGTGGCTTCATCACCAGGGTCTATTGTACCGCTGTCAGATACCAGTGTTACGTTAGGTACTGAATGCCTAGCTACTTTTTTTGTCGCCATAAACTCCGGGATGTCAGCATCATCTACATCTGCCTTTTTGTAGTATTTGACGGCATGGTCATATGCCTCACGCCGTACCTCGTCAGGCAGGTCTACTCCTCCCCGCGCACCGTTTATAGCAGCGACAGCAGCCCCTAACTGAGCAACTATTACTGTCAGCTGGCCGTCTACCATTCGCGCTATTGGCAGCTTATATCCCGCCTTTGTATCTGCGGCGTCATCATTCCAGACGAGATGCGCTTTCTTGTATCGTTCCCAATCATCATCTCCAAGTACCTCATTCATTATCTCGGTAAGGCCCTTGCCAGTTGGATCCCATTTTTGATCGGTAGTAATTGGCAAATCTGCGAACGGTGTTGCTTTAAACGCCATTGGGCACCTCCATAGAGAATGGATAGCACTAATTTTTGTTTGGATGCAACAAGGCGGGATATGCAGGACTACCTACAGGTAATATAGGCTATGCACTCCAGGTAGCAGAATCAGTAACACAATCAGCAACAACACATCCTCCTGCATTATTAGCAAACCCACCAGGTGCCGTAGTAGCCGAGAAATATACCGTCTCGTCATTAGCATCTGCTAGAGCGCCCTCGTACAATCCGGTTGCGTCGGTGGTGACAATAGCAGCCGCAGCTCCGTTGCCAACGACTAATGTGCCCGTGCTAGCCGCTCCGAATTGGGCGTTAGTCGCAGCATCCAGTGCTCCTGCCATGTCAGTATCGGAGGCATCGAGACGGATATTGACAGCCCTAGTAATAGCTGTACCGTCGAGCGTATTAACCTGCACGGAAATAGTCCCTGCCGTAGCTCCACCGGTACCGCCTGTAGCAGTAATGACGACCTGAACCAGCCTGGGATTCAGAATGTCACCACCACCCACCATGCTAATGTCTCCACTGCCCAAAAATGACACAGCCGGATTGTCTACAGCATTGCCGACCTCAATAGCGTTAGTATCGGCAGCTCCGACTTGTACATTACCGTCTGTACCAGCACCACCACCACCCGTAACACCACCAGCACCGGCATTAATGACGGCGTTACCACCATCACCACCGGCAGCACCGGCAGACCCGGCACCACCAGCTCCTCCAGCGATAGTAGCATTCTCGCCATTACCACCGACGATAGCAGTATGTGCAGCACCACCAGCACCACCTGTTACTGTAGCCGCCGCTCCGTTGCCAGCAGCATCAGTACCGTCTGAGGCACCACCATCACCACCTGTGATTGCTACAGCACCACCGTTTGCACCAGGAGTACCACCATTGGCCGCACCACCATCACCAGCCGTTACAGTAATGGCCGACCCAGCAGTACCCGACCCTGCCGCCTGGGCAGCAGGAGTGATATCACTATCGATAGCTCCATTAGCCAGTAGACCTGGCAATGTAACCAGCCCGGTACCGAGAAAATCAGTAGTGGGATTATCCGTAGCATTGCCGATTTCAATTGCCGCAGTATTTGCGCTGCCGATAGATGCCGTACCATCTGTACCGGCACCGGCTCCACCGTCTGCACCACCAGCACCAGCATTGAATACCGCATCACCACCAGCACCACCAGCGGCACCAGCAGAGCCAGCGCCACCATTACCACCGAGAATCCTGGTGAGTGCACCATCACCACCAACGACGGCGGTATGTGCAGCACCACCGGCACCGGCCTGGACCGTTGCAGCACCACCAAGTCCGGCAGCGTCAGTACCGTCTGAAGCTCCACCGGCACCAGCGGTAATCGTCGCTGCACCACCGTTTGCCCCAGCAACACCACCACCGGCAGCAGAACCAGCCCCGGCAGTCCCGGTTACAGCAGCCCCGGCAGTACCACCGCCACCAGCCTGGGCAGCAGGAGTAAGTGCAACGGGGTCAGTACCGTTAGTAGTGACCCCAGAAAAAGTTGGCGCCGCTGTAGATGTAACATCCTGATCGATATAACCGGCTTCGACGCTTGTCAGAATTTGATTACCTATGCGTACAGTCATTGCTTACTCCTTAATTCACACGACCGCGAATTACACCGGTCATAGTTCCCGAGGTACCACTGTCTGCGCTAGTTACAGTAATATCCAACGCACTCGCACCGGCTACGGCGGGCATAATTCCTGCCAACGGAACAATGAACTTCTGCCCTACTGTTGCCAGCCCTGTCAGTGTAGTAGCTACTAATACCTGCGTTCCGCCGACAGTAGTACCAATTGTTACCTGTGTATCTCCGTTCAGCGCGGTTGCCGCCGTGATAATGAAAATAGCAGCCTCGGGAGTAAACTGCTGGGCAGCAGCACCAGGGGCGGTCAGAGCATTAGCGCCAGCCACCTTGACGTCGATAGTAGCGGAAGTTTCCTCCGTGGTAAGAGCTGGCCCGAGGTCTGTCCAGTCGGTACCGTTCCAGGCTATTTCATGCAGCGCCGGGAAACTCTGACCGGTATTGGTTTTAGTCGGGTCATTGTCAGTAACAGCAGTAGTGACGTGGTAGGTCCAACCAGTCTGGACTGCTGCTGCTGTGGGGAAATCAGCAGCCGCTGTAATGGCACCCTTAAACTGATACACACTTCCCATGGCAGCAATAGCCGCTGCGTTGGTTGCAATATCAGCCGCATTGGTGGCGGTATCTGAGATTAGTTTTGCTACGCGTCTACGAATTGGCATAAGTCAGCCTCCTTTGTTTGACGACCATCATGCTGCCTTTCGTATAGGCATAATTATTTTGTTAGCGCAAGTAGAGTACTATAGGCCAGATACAAAGCCGGGGTCGGGCAATCCTAATATCATAGATCCAGGTACTACAGCATCCATATACTCTGGACCTCTAGATGAAACACGACATCTACAGTTGAAACCATACGGTGCATAGGCCGAATTCCAGAACGGATCACTGGCTAATAGCATCATGCCTTTTGTCGCCAGGTGTGTCGGTCGAGTCCGCTTTGGCTCGTCAACTGGCATAAATTCCCAAACCGGAAAAGCTCTCAAAACTGCGGGCTGTTTTTGTAAGGTCTTCCTACCTACACCGTACGTATTAGCAGAATTGGTTCTATAGACAGTCTGTACGTGAGAGGCAGACAACGTACCAGTACCGCTTACATCAGACGCTACCATACCGGCTGACTTGAATCGTTCATCTAGCGCGGCAGCAAATTTATTTAACGGAGCACCCGAGGCGATATTTTTCGCCAACTCGTCCTGGGCTACGGCTAGCATCTGCTGAGATTGTATCCCGGCGACAGTGAGCGTTTTCCGTTTCAACTCCGTTGTAAGCTTTTCGAATTCTGCACGGGGTAGCAGTGACAAACTACGGAACCATTTCATAGCCTTTTCGAAGGCTGTCTCTGCAAACGCTGTGTCAATCAGTAATACCTGGTCTCCTTTTCCCCGCAGGTTAATAAGTTCGCCATCGTCATCGATAAACCCTATTTCGTTCGCGAGGTCCAGAACACCCAGTGCAGTAGCCTGAACCATAGACCGCTCAAGCGGTCTGGAATAACTATATAGATCTAGCTCTTCCTGTGTACGGGTCAAAGCGTTGTATATCTCAACAGGACGGTCTTTACCCTTGACAGCGGATTCAAACTCTCTAGCCCAGGCTCCCGATGCTCGCCATAGATTTTTTTCTCCTCGACGCATGATCTGCTCGGGTGACCCGAACGGAGTATTTTCCCACTCTAGTAGTTGGTCATCTGTTAGTGCTATGGACTGCCTCTCTGACATCATCATTACGTTACCAGATGCTACAGACAGTAGTGCGGTCATCATCTTTTCATCTGTTATCTCTACTACTGTTGATTCCTGTACATCTGGCTGATGTGATTTCTTAGCCTCAAACTCCATGATGGTCAGGTCTCCATCAGGGTCAGGTTCTCCGCTGGGAAGTGTCAATGGGGGTAGATCCTGGGACTCGCGTGCCTCATTGACAGTTACGAACTTATCAACGACCTGGTTACCCACTGTAGCTGTTGGCGGTCGACCTCCAGCATCGGCAGATGCCACGGAGGGGGCCGGTAACTGCTCCCCAGACGGCGGGGAATTATTAGGGGGGTAGACTATTACCGGTCGTGGTGCCGGGGCTACAGGCGATGTGGGAGGCGTTGGGGGCTGGTCTATTCGTATAGTCGGCTCCGTTTCTGCCGGTATTCTGAAACCACTAACCTCATATGCTTCTGCCATGGCCACCGGAAGACCAGCCTTCAAAGCTGCATCTACTCGCTCGACTTCTTTTTTACGGTCAGTGGGCAGGTCATAACGGAGTAGAAAATTGGGTGCATGTGTCAGTGCTTTGTAGCCAAAATTTACCTCGATAAATGCATCCGTTAGATCCCTCTCAATTATCTCCGACAAGTCGTTGGCATCTGACTGGAGTATCACTTGCTGCTCGCCCTGCATAACATGTGCCTGTGGGCTATTCATCCCCGCTGATACACCGTCTGTAGTCCCTATCTGCCCTAGGACCAGCTTAGAAATTTGGTGGTCGCTTTCTTTTATCACATCGGCGTGCACTTCGCCCGAGCCCTTTGCAGGTTGTACAACATCCAGCTTAGTGCCTCGTGGTATGCGGGCACTATATGATCTACCCAGCCCATCGATAATACGGTCTCCTGCAACCAGGTCCTCTATACTAGCTCTGCTATCGTCGGGCACCTCAAGTATTCGCCATGGTTTCCCAAACAACTCCAGTAATATCATTCGCTCGCGGGCCGAATACCGCTTGAAGAACGAGTAATATAGACACCTACGTGCTATACCCTCTCGCTCTGCATACTCACCAAAAAAGCTCGGTGCCCACTGAATGAACTTTCGCCACAGTCCTGTACGTTTGAGATCATTCGTATCTAACGAAATCCCAACTTCAGCAAACTGCCCGCTATATGATCCATCCGAGGGATAAATTCGAAGTTCTCTGCGAGGACCAAAATTTATTCGCCGTGGATGAATCCAGTTGATAGACTCCACGGTCATAGTTACCCGACCGTACTCCTCGTGACGAGTACCGTTATTCATGGGGCGCCATATCAGTTCTTGTGCAGCCCTCCCGTCGAAAATAGCCCAGGCTAGTTGACGGATATTTTCACGAAATCCACTCAGATTGTGAAGCATCATTCGCGTGCAATCTGCGTAGTATCGCGCTTTTTCCTGGTCTATATTGGGACCGGTTGCCGGTCGTACCTCATACGGCAGTGAAGATGACGCGCCAAACCGTTTGTTCAATACCGCTGCTAGATGTGGATCGGTGTCTATAGTCTCTCGGCTCAGGTCGGTAATGCGCTGCATCGACCCATACTCGGCCAATCTCATAGCTGTCTCAATGCCATCTAGTGATATACGGCGTCCGAATCGGTATCTCCAAGAAGAAGCATTGGCGTTATCAACCTCTGTCAACGGTTTAGTCAATTCAGGTTTAGATAGTCTAGATGGAACTGCGTCAGACTGTAACTCGATTGCCTCGGAGACAGTATGATTTGTTACTAAATGTCTGGCCATATAGATCAGCCTTTCGTGAATCCGTCTACTGCACCCACTATTGCACTGGCAATGCGTTTGCGCAAGTTGGGCGATGGTGGGCCTATGGCGTCCGTCTGCTGGGTCGCGTTAGTTCGATGACGCTCTGCTACTGTGATTACCTCGTCGATCCAAGGTTGGAATTCTTCTAGCCACGTTTTGAACACAGTCAGACTGGAACCTACCTCCCCGTCATCAGTTTGTTGCGCTTGCTGTTCAGCACTATCAATTATCTGATTAAATGCCTGACGTAACCTCTCAACAACTATCTTCATTCCGTTGCCGGTACCCTGCTCTATACCGGCTTGATACATAGCCATCTCTCTGACTGTGTAATTTACCGTTTTCAAAATCCACCTCCACTAACCAACTGTCTATCGCTACCTACTGCGGGCGGGGTCGAAACTCCCATGTTTTTGCGTAGTGCCTCTCGTGCGATCCATGCCGCCATGAGAAAATCACCTGTGTGCGCAGGGGGTGGCTGGTAGTACAGGCAATCATCAATGAAATATTGTATCTCAGGATTGACAGATCTAGTCGCCCGGTCACACGGTATTAGCCACGACGTGTTTTGAAACTCGGTAAAAATACTCTCTACTCCGAAATCTAGCGCAAATTTATTTGCCTTCGTTGTCGTATGGGCCTGTATGTTCAATGTCTTTTTGCGTTTCAGTGCAAATTCTATCAGATATTCCTGGGCTGCATTAGACTCTACTGCAATGAGCGAATTATATCTCTCTGACTTATTGATCAATATGTCAATAATCTCAGGCCCATCAAATTTGCCGCTCATTATATCAATGATTTGTCTACTGCCATCGGGTAGTAACATCAGGGTGAAAAATACCGTCTTGTCATGACGGGCGCCTTTGCCGATAGCAAGATCGATACCCGTAGCTACTGGGTTATCACCTGAGTATTCATTCAAAAAACTTAACCCTACACCGTTTAATTTACACCGCTCAACCCAGTCCCTCTGACAACGGCTAGCCCCTTCATCCATCGGCTGACATAGATATGCCATGGCAAACTCATGGGGGGGCATTCCGGGCTTTCCGGCGTGGCCATAGCGTATTTCATTGATACGCTCTGCACTAAACCGCTCTGCCCACAAAGGTGTCTTCTCTTCGGGGTCTGGGTCGAATGCTCTTAAACGATACCAATCATGACCGCCACCGACACGCGTATTACTAGGTCGTAGATGAGTATCCAGTATTCGCTCTAGCCAGTTCTGGTCAACATTAGATACTCGGACATATCCGTAGATATCCATCGTAATAGTTGCCCATCCGTATTGCTCCTCTAGTACAAACGTCAGATCATCTCGCTTCCACGGAGTATTAGTTACGACGGCTCTAGAGCCCTTTGGATCTAGACGCGGTATCATCTCTCCATAGAACTCAGACAGTGTAGTAGCACGTGCCTCTTTCGTTCTTGTGTTCTGGAAATCTAATAGATCATCAGCCAACAACCCTGAGATTCTAGACCCTACTATTTTGCCCTTGATACCAATCGCGACTACAGAAGGATCCCGAATACCAGGAGGTCTAGCTACTGTGATTTGATGCGACGCCCATGCATCGGCGGCATTAGGCGATTTTGTCAGCTTTGGAAATACAATTGCGAGGTCGCTCGATAACTCTGGGTCAGTGATATAGTCTGAGATCATCTTGAGAATTTTTTTCGCCTGGGCTTGTCCACCGCTTACGATAGCCCAACGCTCACTCGGCTCGTTGCCCAGTAGCCATAGAGCTACCGAAGTCATCAGGAATGTTTTACCGGTGCTCACTGGCATACGTACTACACACCACGGATGGTTCTCTACGAAATCAAACAACAGTTGCTGGTGGGGTGTCGCCTTTAATCGCGCCTTTGTATTCTCATGACGAATAACCATCTCGAAAAACTTACACGAGCTTTCCCGAGATTCGGCTTGCATACGTAGTATGGCCTGTGTAAATAACTCCTCGTCAGTTAGTGTATTGGTAGTATCACAGTCGCTCATGTCGCCTCCCTGCTCATCTAGACATCTAGTCTATATCATTTAACGGCGCTATATCAACGGGAGGCTAGGCAGATTAGTCGGTAAGCATCTGCCTGATTTGGGTGGGAGCAAACTCATTGCCGGTTCTAGATCTATGACCCTCGGCGTTGATCGTCCGAGCTGTAGCACGGAGGCCCAGACCATCTCTATGTAGTTCTCGTACACGCGCCAGAACCGCCTGTTCTGCCTTATTCTCTACTAAGCGTTTGTCTTTATCCACTGTGTATCCGAATCGTACCCTGCCACCCGTGTAGCGACCCTCAGAGCGTAGATGCTGCATAGCGGCTGATGTTCTCTCCGCGATCTGGTCCCGTTCGAACTCTGCTAGTACTGCCATCATTCGGAAGACCATTTTGCCCGCTGCACTCGTGGTATCGATCTTCTCGCTCAGGCTGACGAGGTCGGCCCCTGCTGCGCTTAATTTCTCCGAGATGGATAGGGCATCGCTAGTAGACCGGGCCAGTCTGGACAGGCTGTAGACCACCAAGGGGATACTCTGAGCACAGGCGTCTGTTATTGCCTTCTGTAGTGCAGGTCTGTTACTAGCACGACTGCCGGATAGTCCTGCATCCTGATGTACTACTAACATTTCATAGCCGTTGAGTTCTGCCCAGGCACGCAACTTGGTTTCCTGCATCTCCAGGCTAACACCGTCCTCTGCCTGTCCAGTTGTGCTGACTCGTATGTAGCCTATAGCGTTCATAAATTCCTCCCTAGATTGATGCTAGAAATGATATAGTAAGAGTTACTGCCAATAGTCGTAGATGCAGGCCGGAAATTTTCCGATGCCGCCGAGGCCATCAATAATCCGGCAAACGTGATTGTAACGACGCGCCGTGTCCGACTCGGTAAGAGACTGATACACAATTGTTTCAAGGTTTTCGAGCGCGGCATCAAGGCGTTTGCCCTCCTTGTCGATAGACGGTGCTCCCGTAA